GCCCGCACCTATTGTAGAAGTAGATGCTGTAAGATATTGGACCCCAACAAAAGATAGATCAGTAGACTTTACAGAAGTAAAAGACTATATCCTTTCTCTTAAAACAAGAGGATTTAATATAGCGGTATGTACCTTTGACAGATGGAACTCTCATGATATGATGCAGCAGCTAAAACAATACGGCATCAATACAGAGATTCTATCTGTTGCTAAAAAACACTATGACGATATGGCAATGGTTGTGGCAGAAGAAAGGCTTGTGGGGCCACATATACCCTTACTTATAGATGAGCTATGTCAGCTTAGAATTATGAGAGATAAGGTGGACCACCCTCGAAAAGGTTCTAAAGACTTAGCTGATGCTACATGCGGAGCAATATTTAATTCAATTAGTAGAACTAGATTTGATAATAATCAAGAAATAAATGTACATACTTATGAATCAATGAGCTATGATAATGATTTTGGGACAAAGGATGACCCAGACACAACATCCTACAACATGATAAGGGCGCCGCATATGCCCCAGGATTTACGAGAAGCAATGGACAGGATGCAAATAATATGAGCGAGTACCAAGAAAGAGCAAAGATGTGTAAGTGTTGTACCAAGCACGTACCACTTCCAACATCGTTAATTGAATATGAAGGATTGCTGTTGTGCCCCACAACACATTCTAATATAATTGAGTATAAAAGAATATGGAATTCTTTTGGGCAAAGGCCAATGGGCAGTATAAGAAAACATTTTTCAGAGTATGTTCAGCAAATTGTAGAAAGAACTATTGACAAGCCGTCATCATAAATATATAATTAATCAGTAGGCAGCAATAGCTTAGTTGGTTAAAGCCCCGAACTCATAATTCGGTAATCGTAGGTTCGAGTCCTACTTGCTGTACTGATGGGGATTAGCTCAGATGGTAGAGCGTCGAACTGTTAATTCGAATGTCGCAGGATCGATGCCTGCATCCCCAGCAACATACCTCTGTAGCTCAGCGGAAGAGCAACAGACTTCTAATCTGTTGGTCGCTGGTTCGATTCCAGCCAGGGGTACAAAATGATATACTGTAACTATGGAAAACCCTTTAGATAGAGCGCCAGTAACATGCAGGCTTTTGTGGAAGCAGTGGCAGCAGAACATGCCAAATAGCCCTATGTTGCTTGCAGCAAAAGAACGTATATCTTCTTATAGAAAAGAAGACTGGGAAGTTATGGTAAAAGAGGCCTATGAGCTAAATGCATACCTTGCAGAATTAATGAATAATAATACCCCATTAGATTCAAAAGAAGCAGAAATTGGATTTGATATGTTTGCAGATCATTACATAAAGTGGTTTTTCCCAATAGATGAAGAATATATTTTGAAGTTGGTTATGGCCACACAACTTGATAAAAAGTATGCATTATTTTTTGAAAACCAAGCTAAAGGCCTAGGCATTTATTTGCCAAAACTTTTGCGTCAGCATGCACACAGATTAAGCAGTCAACCAGAATAAAAAAATGATATAATTGGTTTAAATAGATTAAACTAATTAAACAAGGAGAACACAATGTCACAAGCAATTCACCCAAGCGCAGCAAAAGTTTTACAGGCAGCTAAAAGATATGCCGATGAGGGATATTCAGAAGGAGCAAACAACGATACAATTTTTGGAAAAAGATACGGCATGAACCACCAACCATGGTGTGCAATGTTTGTATCAGGATGCTTTGATGATGCAGGATTAGTTCATCTAGTTGCAGCTTCAACCAAGAAAGGCTTTGCGTCATGCGATGCAGGAGCGCAGTGGTTTGCAAAGAATAAGAGAATTGTTCCAATTGGACAGGCACAACCTGGGGACGTTGTATTCTTTAACTTTGACAAAGCGCCAACAGATACAGAGCACGTTGGAATTGTTTACAAGAACGACGGTAAAAATTTGCACTGCTATGAAGGAAACACTTCAGGAAACTCAAAGGGCTCACAGGCAAACGGAGACGGCGTGTTCCTTAAGAAGAGAGCGTACAGTCTTGTGATGTCAGTTGCTCGACCAGACTGGGATGCAGTGGCTAAGAAAGCAGCCCCAGTTAAAAAGGCGGTAGTTAAAAAGGCAGCAGCAAAGACTGTATCTAAGAAAGCAAAGTAATTAAATTGGAAAAATCAGATCTTCCTATTATAATTAATGATTTTTTTTCTAATGATGAGCTTTTTGATTTAAAAAGCAAGATGGATATAATCTTTAACTCACGAGAGAAAAAGAATATAGAGGACTTGTCATGGGAAACAATATACACAAGCTTTTCAGACGTTCAAATAGATAAATTTTGTGGCAGAGCCCAGCTATCCTTATCTTCAGAAGATAACAATCTTATACCAGATTCTGTTAAAGCAAAGATACTTGCAAAGGCAAAAGAAATAGATCCGCTTGCAGAGTTTAGATATTTTTCTATAGTTAAATATTCTAATGAGTATGGCATACCTCAATTAGCTCCTCATTGTGATCATCCAGAAAAAGAAACATTTCTGTTTGATATACAGGTTGATGGAAATATTGAGTGGCCCCTTATGGTTAATGGCGAAGGATATACTTTAAGAAACAATGGCATATTAGTAGTAGATGTTCAAAATAATCCACATTGGAGAAAACCAATGAAGTTTAAGGATGACAGCTTTTTGTATATGCTTTTTGTTATGTTTAAAAATGATACTTTAGAATTAGCAAATTTAGAAGATCAAGTTAAGAAAAGTGAATCTTACAGCTATCTTTACAATAGAGAGTTTGAAAATCTATTTGGAATAAAACAATATGACTGGAAAGAAGTTAGAGGTAAATAATGTTTGAATACTACGTAAAAAAAGTTACAAAAATTGTAGACGGCGACACAATTGATGTTGATATTGATCTTGGATTTGATATATCGTTTAGCTCAAGAGTAAGGCTTGCTGGTATAGATACTCCAGAAAGCCGTACTACTGACAAAGCTGAAAAAGCATTAGGTCTTGAAGCAAAAGCTTATCTTAAGCATGAAATAGAAGCAGCTAAATCTGTTGTAATAAAAACAGAGAAGATGGATTCATCTGAAAAATATGGTCGCATTTTAGGCTGGGTGTTTTTAGATGGATCAGATGTATCATTAAATCAAAAAATGATTGCAGACGGTTATGCTTGGGGATATTTAGGGGATACAAAGATCAAAGATTTTGATGCTCTTGCCAAGGCTAGGTCTAAGTCTAAAAAATAATGGGCTACATAAACGAAGATCGTGGTCTTGATGGAAGAAACCACGACACGGCGGTACTAACAGCAGAGTTTACAATAGGACTTGCAATTGCTTCTTACAGAGGCTTTCCGATGTATTTAGAAAACCAAAGAAATCATAAATGGATATTTAGCCAACAGCAAAGTCTAGATGGAAAGATGATAGCAGTTATAGGTAATGGACACATTGGTAAAAGAATGCAGGCAATAAAATCATTTGCCCCAAGAGCTCAAGTAACTAATTTTTCTAAAACTGGCAGTGAAGGCTCTTTAATTATAGATAAGTTCTTTACAATGTTAGAAAAATTTGATATCATTATAGTGTTAGCTGAGCTTAATGACTCTACACGTAATATGTTTAATAAAGATGTGTTTTCAAGAATGAAAGATGGATCTTTGTTTATTAATATGAGTAAGGGTCCTATTGTTAATACAATGGATTTAGTAGAAGAGTTACACAAAAATAGAATATTTGCTGCAATTGATCAGGTTGACCCAGATCCACTTCCAGCAGACCACCCACTATGGGATTGCCCTAATCTCATTTTGACGCCACACGTGGCAAGTAATGCGAGATAAAATGATTATTCAAATAATTGGACTTCCAGGTTCAGGTAAGACTCAGTTAGCAAAAGCTTTGAAGGAAAGAATTAATGCAATTCATTTAAACGCTGATGAAGTACGTGCTACAGTAAACTCTGACCTTGGATTTACTCCAGATGACAGACTTGAGCAATCAAGACGTATGGGTGAGATGGCTCGCCTTATTGCAAAGCAAGGTGTGGCCCCAGTCATTGTTGATTTCGTATGCCCTACAGAGCTTACACGTGCTGCATTTGGTAAGCCAGATATTCTTATTTTTATGGATACAATTGAAGAAGGTAGATTTGAAGATACGAATAAGATGTTTGAGCGACCTACAGAATTTGATGCAACATTTGAAGATCATAAACTGGACCAAGATCAGAAGGCTACAGTAATTATTCAGTACTTCAATCTGCACGATTGGTCGGCACCAACAACATTAATGCTTGGAAGATACCAGCCATGGCACGACGGACACCACGCACTTTATCAAGAAGCGGGAAAGAGAACCAAGCAGGTACTTCTTGGAGTTAGAAACACATATAATACTAGTGAAAAAGATCCGCTTACTTTTGATCAGGTAAAAGAGTACATTGCCAAGGATGAGTTTAT